ACTCTTTTGCTTCTTCGGAATCAGTCAGTTTTTCAATTTCTAACTCAATGCTGATTTTCGGTTTATCTGAACCCGGATTAATAGATTTAAAATAATTTGCAGCAACTCGATTTAAACTAGCTAAATCTTTTACCCCTTGTTCTTCTGTAAATTGAATATGTTTAGCGTAAACATCCGGATAATTGGTTGCTAACTCTGACATAACTGCATTTCCATAAATCCGTTTAGTCGTTCCATCCTCGCTATTTTGCAAGTCAGCATATGGCAACACCTTCGTTACGATACTTGACCAATCAAACTTGATCTTCAATCCATTTAAATCTTTTCCGTATCGAACAGTCCCGACATTATCCCGACCTCTTCTTCTCAATAAACAAAGTTTAAATGGCTCTCGTTTGATTTCTCCGCCCCAATATTGAATCATACTCCCTTGTTCTCCTGAGATACAGCTCAAAACATTACGGGCTTCAAAAACTGTGCTGGAAGTAGTTTGAATATCAGAAAATAGTTTCACATCACTGGGTTCATCCATTCCATTTTCAATAGCAGCCATTGCTTCTGCGCCATTTTTTGAATCGATTTCAACATGACGCACTTCACGATTTCCAATTTTATACGTACGTGACTGCCCATAAATCAGTATGGTGTTACTTATGGTGTCTTTATAGGTATTCTTGATCTCAAAGATATGATAATCCTCTTGATCATTGGGTTTTGCTTTGATTTGGTACCCATTCTCAAAATAATCCGAAAATCTGCTGATTAATGGGTGCTCAATTTCCACTTCATATTTCCCATTTGCTTCTTCAGTAACATCACAACGACTTGTATCAATCATAATTCCTAACCCATTATGACTGAAATCCTTCTCAAGTGGATCATATATTCTAGGTTTCAAACTTTTGTCCACCACCTTGGCATCAAATTAAATTTTTGAACGTTTCCTTGCCACTTTATAGTTGTCATACCTTTAGGCAAACTTGGAAAATCAATAAACTTGGTTTTGTTGTCTTGACTCTCAAAAATCCCATCAAGAATGCGATAAGATTCTTCTAGTTGAGAATCGATGATTATTTCATTACCAATATTTGTTAATTCAAACTTGTTATTGTTAATCCAAAAAGAAATATCCCCCGAGCCTAAAATTTGAATTTTAGGCTTCGAAGGATAATGTTCGTTATTGTGTATTTTCGTTTCATTGCTCAACCATTTAAGTCCTGTTCTTGACTGCTTGAAAGGACGTAAGCTGATTGTGAACTCAAATGGTATCCAATTGGCGTCTTTATGTGTACCTGTAAACACAGGAGGACTTACTACAATCGCTTGGTAGATATACTGCGTATCAAAACTGTAGGTAAAATCAGAGTAATTTGACATATCTAACCAAGACCGAATACGGTCCTCTAAATGCGATACATCATCTACATTATCCGCTTGTGCATTGCAAAGGATTTTCCATTCTACGTTTTTGTAGTAAGCAAAATCCACAACAATCGAATCATTGCCTGGCCTTGGCTTAAGTTCTATAACACGTCCTGCAGAAAGGCGTTGTGGTCTAGAGCGTAAGTAAGTATTGAACCCTTCGCTATCCAAGCCATTGATTTTAAACTGTCCTGGTCTAAATACCATTCAATACGCCTCCTTTAGGTGCATCTTCTCTATCCTTCAATTCTTTGATGAATTTTACAAGTTTTTTAGCCATATCCATCAATTGGAAATCTGTCAATTCACCTAGCGCTTGCAAAGTGATATTAAAGGTATCGCCTGATTTACCCTTTTCTTTTCCGCTTGTAAAGTCATCCGAAATATCTTCTGTGTTCAAGGTGTTCGGATTAATTTGGCTCAAATCGACATTTGCTCCTAAACTGCTGGTGTCAAAGGTTAGTTTATTCGCTGCATCAGTCAGTGCGTCTTGCATAGTGTAAGCATCTTGCTCAATTCCGCCTGCAATACCACGAGGAATCCATTTACCAACAGCATCTCGCCCCCATCGTGAAGGAGAGTGAATACCAAAGAATCCAAGAACATTATCTTTGAAACCGCCAAGAACCCCTTTGGCTGCATCCCAAAGACCACCAGCAGCATTGCTGATCCCTTGACCGATTCCCCTGATAATATTCATACCGACTTCACCCCAATCCACAGAAGTGAATTCATCGATGAAGCCTGTAATTAATTTCCACCCTACATTTCCTAATTCAGAAAGGTAGCTTAGAAAGCCGTCAATAACCGCTATCATAATTTGTGGTATTGCCGCCACAATTGCAATGATAATCTGTGGTAAATTCTCCACCAATGCAATAAATAGCGTAACGCCTGCATTAATTAATTCTGGAGTTGCATCACTAAACGCACGAACCACTGAGGTTATAATTTGAGGAATGGCTTTAACAATCGCTTGAATGATCGTTGGTAACGCCTCTACCAAAGCAACTAATAACTGTATACCTGCTTCAATGATCATCGGAATCGAACCAATAAAGAAACTTACCAAACTATTGATAATAGTCGGTAATGCTTGAATCAACATAGGTAACGCTGTAATTAGTCCTTGTGCCAACCCTACTATCAATTGCAACGCCGCATCCAACAGCATAGGTAAATTATTGATTAATCCTTGCACGATTGTTATCAATGCTTGTACTGCTGCCGGGATCAACGTTGGTAAAGCTTGAGCAATACCTGTAACTAATGCCGTAATAATCTGCATGGCCACATCAATAAACAGAGGTAGATTGTCAACGATTGTCTGTACAAGGCTCAACAAAGTATCAACCACTACAGGAATCAATCCTGGTAGTAATGTTAACAATGTTTGCAATACTTGATTAAACAGATCGGTAACCGCGGATAGTAAAGTTGGCAACAAATCAGCAACCGCCGTGAGTAATCCATTCAACAGTCCAGGTAAAGCAGATACAATATTTCCCAGAACGGGCGTAATATTTTTTACGACGTAACCGAACTGTTCAACTAGATTATCAACCAGCTTGCCTACGTCAGCGTCCGCATTACCCATTCCAGCTAGGAGATTTTGCCACGCTGATCCCATACCAGCAAGTGATCCGCTGATAGTTTCTGTTGCTTCTTGTGCTGTAGTTCCTGTGATCCCCATTTCTGTTTGCATTACGTGGATAGCTTCTGTGACATCAGCAAAACTAGAAATGTCATATTTAATACCAGAAATCTTTTCAGCGTCGGCTAAGAGGCGTTTCATTTCTTCTTGAGTACCACCATAACCGAGCTTTAGGTTATCAAGCATGGTGTAGTTTTGCTTAGCGAAACCTTGATAAGCATTTTGGATACTACCTATGTCTGAACCCATTTTATTGGCGTTATCAGACATATCAGTTACAGCTTGATTCGCCACGTCTGCTGCTTTTGAGGTGTCTCCACCTAGTGATTGTAGCAAACTAGCACTAAAGCCTGTGACGGTCTCCATGTACTCATTTGCTGATAGACCAGCTGTTAGAAATGCATCATCGGCGAATTGCTGCACCTTTTTAGATGCATCACCAAACAGCGTATCTACCCCACCTACAAGCTGTTCGTAATCAGCGTAAGCGGATATGACTTTTTGACTTAGGCCGACTGCGGCCGCTCCTGCTGCACCAGCTGCAACTGCCATACCAGTACCGATTACTTTCAGACCGCCGCCAATTTTACTAAACATGGAGGTTGATTTTTCGGCTTTGCCTGTTGTTTCGTCAATGGCATCATTTGCTTTTTGGTTATCCGCATCGATAGTCCCAAACATTTCAAAGACATTAAATGCCAAAGCCATCACCTCCCATGTCTTCTAGCATTGCTAATGCATTTTTAGCGGCTTTTTGAGCCTCTGTTTCTACCTGCTCTTTTGGTTTAGCACTTTCAATGATTTTTTGTTTAAAATCACCAAATGAATCAGTACGAAACGGATTAGATAGATAGATTTGCCACAGTTGATCATCAAATTCACCATCGAATAGCACGGATAGAAATTCAGGCAAGTCTTTCCACTTGATCGTGGATAACAAAAAAGAGACATCGTTATATCTTTTGAATAACGTGTCCCTAAACTTATGCATGCCACCGTGATTTTGAATTAAAAGAGCAATTCTAACGCTTCTTGTAATTCCGGCTTTAAGAAAAAATCCTTTACCAGCAATCCGTAGGTAACAATATTTGTTTTTCCAATTTCTTCAGGTGTTTTCCCAGTCAAATCTGCTAAAAGGCCGTTTAGTTCAACTTTAATTTCACTAGAATGGCTCATGATGAATTTTGCAGCCTTAGCTACCAAGTCAAAGCTTTGAGCTGAGATATCTGCTTGGATATCTTTCACTTGTTTTGTAAACGACTCTTGTTCGCTCTCAGATTTTTTGCTGGCCACCAGTGCCAAACCTTGTGCTTTTTGAGTTTGAATTTTAGCGGCATCTTTTTGTTTTAAAAAGTCAGTGACTAATTCAGTGACATTCAAAATTTGTACAATTTCGATCACTTTAAATAAATCATTAGCTTGGAGTTCCCGCATGGAATACCCCAACAGTCGTTCTTTGATTTTATTGTTCTTTTCAGCCGCTTTGACCTCAGCAGCTTTTTTCGCGGCTTCAATCTGTTCAACGCTTAATTGATCATTTGCTTCACTCATTTAGCTTTTTCCTCCTCTGGCGCACCATCTACTTTTTTTGTTGTTTCAACTGTCGCTTTTTTTGATCCGTCGGCATCGATTGGTTCAATCAAAACTCTTTTAAGTTTGTTATTCTCAGTAGATAGTTCTTTGATTCGTTTTTTGTCTTTATTGGTATAAATATCACCTGACCAATATTTGACCCCTTTTTCAATAAATGGATAAACTACTTTATATTTCAAATGTACTCATCCTTTCTATGGCTCTAATTCAGGCTCTTTGGGCATTAGGATCTTAACTGGTAAAGAGGTAGTAGTCACATCGTCCATTGGCGTACGAGCAGCAAATGTCAGCGGATAAATCGCTTCTGCTTTGTCTTTCACTTCAAATTCCAATCCAGATGTGCAGATAGCAAAATCCATGATGATAATAACTGGCTTATCCGATCCGCTAATTGTGCCGATATAACCAAGATTTTCAATGTAATCCGATTCTTCAATTTTCTGCTTAGGAGTGATCACATCGTATCCGGCTGGATATTTTGTGTCATCCGATTCTTCCACATCAGCAAAAAGGGCCATCTTGACGTTGTCACGAGTGTGTTCAATGACATTCACTTCAAAGGTTCCTTCGCTTGATTCGATCATGTCGCCGCCTACTGGTGTTGTGAATACACCATCAACTTCCACTTGGCGTAGATTATTTTTAAGTGACAACTTAGATCCGCCGCTTGTTGCACCAAGGAGATCATAGGTCCACTTTTTAGCCGTAGCATCCCAGGTTAAGTTCCGAACTAACGCACCTGCATTTAAAAGGTAGCGCTTGGGTGTATCAGCAGTATAGCCGCTTTTAGGTAAAGACTCGCTAGTAATTGCCATTCTAAATCCTCCAATCAAATTTGGCATAAAGCCTTATATTCCGACGTTGCAAAGTGTCTGATCCAGTTGGCACATCGTTGTCTGCGTCATACTGTATCTGAACCAAAAACTTATCTGTCACTTGATAGAAAGGCTCATTGTTAAATGATTCCATCATTGCTGATAATGCTTTTTCGATGGCTACGTCGCTCTTACTGTTATCAAACAGATCAATATCAATAAAGAATCCTTGTCCTGCAAAGTGAGTCGGCTCACCAGTCAGAGAAAAGGTTTGATAAGGATACACAACAGTTTTATTTTTGTTCTTTAGGTAATGTGTTTCGGGGACAATTCCACTGAAAAGCCCCGTTAAATAGTTGATTACATCAATACGTTGGCTCATCAGCTAAATTCCTCCGAATATTTCTTTTGCTAACGCTTCTATTTGTGATTTGTTTTTACGAAAAGCTGGGCGTAAATAGGGTTGAGGTTCTTGCCCCCAAGTGAAGAACCATTCCCCACTTGGATCTTGATACACCCAACCACCTTTACGCCCCATTCCATTTTCAGCAAATTCACCAGTACCCATTTCTACATAAATGGCATACTCAACATTTGTTCCTACATAACCGATCAATTCCGCCTCATCAACAACATAATCAATGGAATTCCTTAGTCTAGATGTATGAACAGCCGCTAATGCTACGGCTTGGCCCTCAACTAGCATGCATGCCTGAAACAACCATTGGATTGTTGCTTGTTTCAAAACTTCTTTGGCTTCATCGGAGTGATCAAGAAATTTCATCAAGCCCACCTCTTGCAATAAATCTCAAGGTGATCAGATAACTCCATCACATCATCCACATAGGTTATTTCGTATTCAATGCCTGATCTTGGGTTAAGAATGCGGTCGGTAGATAAGATTTCAAAGCTTGTATCTTCCGTTAAAAATATATGGCTAGACGTTGCCAGAAGGCTATTCTGATATGTCTGTTCATCAGAACCAGTGATCATATCCAACCACCCTAAAAGCTTGTGTACCGTCTGCCATTCAACGATAGGCTGATTCAATTCATCTTTTTCACCAGTTTCCTGTTCACGTCTGATTTCAAAGGGAAACATCCAATCACCTACCATTTCAATAGCTTGTATTTGTTAATGAAAGACATTAAAGCAGCTGGATAGCCATTGACTGACTCACCGCTGTTCTGATCATAGTAAGTCTCAGACATTCGAGAAACAGTCTTGGATTTCAATCCAACTTTATCGCGCATTTTAGCATCATAGGACAAAAGTTTTCTAACCCCTGACAATATATCTGCAGGATACTCGACTTTTGTCAAAAACGCATCCGGATCTGTCCCAGTGAACAATCTTGGATTGCCTTCCAGATTAATTAGTTGCTCATCAATCGCATTCACAACATACAGACCATCGTTCCACTTACTGCCTGAAACTTGAATAGTATCTTCTGCCCTAAGGCCTTGGATATCACCCAAGACAGCAATAGTTGTTTCGTTTTCAAATCGTATTTGTTTAAAACGAACCTTCCGATTTTGAAAAGGATTATTAGTCAGCATTCGAATTGATTTTTCGATACCATCTAGATCCTCTTGAGTCGCATCAGGATAAATCTTCTTTGCATCATCCAAGGATATGATCATAAGTCTGTCTCCTCTCTAAAGGAAAGAGGACAGCTTATTTGCCATCCTCTTTTTTTGCAGCAGCATCAGTTGTATCTTTTTTCGATTCTTTGACCTGCTTTTTCAATGCTTTGTTTTCAGCTTCCAGTTTGGCAATTTGCTTTTCCAGATCTGCTGTATTGACTTCCTCAGGCTCTTCTTCAACGATGAAGCCTTTTTCTTTGAATCTAGAAATCAACCACGGATCATCAGTTTTGCCGATGCCATGTTGAAACATGACACCAAAAGATTCACCAGTATAGGATTTATTAGGCGCTTTGATTTGCATGATTTATCCTCCTATCTAACCTTCAAGTTACGCAACACGCCAGCTTTTCGTGTTTGCTTCAGTGCTACACCGGCAACCATTTCTACTTCGCCTTTTTTAACTGCACCAGGCGTTGTGAAGTTAGGCATGTAGGCTGTAATACCAGCACTTCCAAGTGGCGTAACACCGTGGAAACCATCTAAACCTAATGATACGGCATATAGATCAGTCAAACCGCCAACTGTATCTTCGCCGATCGTGCGCTCAACGATTTCAACGATAGGATCCGTTTTCTTGGTAGAGGCATTGTAGAAATACCCTAAGTCGACCAATGGGATATTGTCGTATCCACCAACTTTGTTACCAAAAGCATCTTCAGTGCGTGTGAAATAGCCCGCTTGACGTGCAACAGACTGAATCATGTTGATCAATTTGTTATTTCCAAGCAACATTGTTGGTTTGCCATCTAATTCTGACAAGAAATCATCCAATGTTTCCAAGATTTTGTATTTGGTCATAGAGACATCTGTTAAATCAGTTACTGTATCAGTTCCTAATTCAGTTGATGAACCTGTCAACATTTTGTCTAAGCCGTCAAAGCTATCCGCATCAACTGCAGAATCACCGTTGATCGCTGTATAGTGAAATAGGTTTGCAGCACCTTTAATTTTTTGTTCCATTTGGAAGGCTGATTCATTTAATTGACCAGATGTGTTTTGAATCACACGGTCAACTTCATATGATCCGCCAAAAATTTTCAATTTAACAGATTTGTCTTGTCGATCTGCTTCATTTGGTGTGTACTCCGTATTGATTTTACGGAAGCCAGCAGTTGATGGTGTTTTCAATTGAGTGTATCCATAAACCAGTGTAGATCCACCTGTACCAGGGGATACAGCATCATCGAACGTCAATTGATCTAAAAGAAATGAACTACGACGGAATTCGTCAATTGCTGATTGGATAATTTTGTCTTGCATGGTTGCTTTTGCTTGCTCTAATGTAACTGGCATAATATATGCCCTCCCTTAATTAATTTTGTTGTTCTTCCATTGTTTGTGCCATTGCTTCACGAATAGATGTAGGTTCATTTTTAGACTGATGACCGTCTCCCGGTTTTGCATCAATCCGTTGGAACCCGCCTAGTTTGTCCTTAGCAGCATCTTTATCTTTGTCATCAGACTTGGCTTGAAAGTAGTCAGGCATAGATTTTTGTAAATCTTTCACTCGACTATCTAGATCTTTGACCTTGCCATCTTTGTCTAATTCCAAGGATCCTAGTTTGAATTTGGCATAGTCTAAATCCTTAGTACCAGCAGAACGTAGTGCAGATTCCACTTGAGAATCAATTTTCAGTTGGTTATTTTCAGTTTCAAGAGTTTGCGCCTTTGTTTTGTAAGTATCAAGCTCTTTCTGGATATCCGGATTATCCTTTGTCTTGTCTTCTAAACTTTTGATTGTGTCCTTGGCCGTCTTCAAACTGTCAGAAAGATTGTTGTATTGATCCTTAGGAACAGCATTCTTGGGAAATTCTTGATCAATTTCCTTGTTAGCCGCGTCCAAATCAACAGTGCCATCTTCCTTACGATGCTTTTCTAAAATACTTTTGATCCATTCCATGTTCTTTTCCTCCCATACCATTTATATAGCGGTCGGTTCCGCTTAGGATTTTCGGATATACTGCCGAATACAGTGTGAACCAGTTTATAGCGTCATGATTCAGGACAAAATAAAAAGACCTATTCGGGTCCTTAATCTTCAGATGACATAATTTCATCTAATTTACCGCTTTGAGCAAACTCAATCAGTTTTCCCAATGTTTGTACATCTACTTTGTGTTTTCCGATAATTATAGTTGGTTCACATGGTTGCCCCGCTGTAATAGGTGTGCCATTAATAAAAAGACTTGGTTTCTTATCTTTTGTGCCAGCCTCTGTTTGATTCATTTTTCTTCCTCCCAGCTCTTATAAACTACAGTAGCTCCGTTCGACTCATACCATTTAACGGATTGTTGCAAATTAGGTAAAGTATGGCTGATCATAGCAATTTTCAAAGTCGATTCAGGGAAAGACTCAATAATTTGTACACTCACATGGTTGCCTTTCCATACAGGTTTGATCTCCGAAAGTGTGACATCGCCGTTTGAGTCTTTCAGTTCATTTTTAACAAAATATCGACTATTTTCATCTTCAATAGCCTTTTTGTACGCACCTGCGAGGCTTATTGGTACTTTTAAAGTTAAAACCGCTTCGTGAAAGTCCTTCATGCTTATTCCTCCCTCTTACTTTTTATCCACTCTTGGTAATTCTTATAAGCAGAAACTTCACCAGTTGCATTGTCACGCCTCAGTTTTGGCTCATATCCTTTGATCACATTGATTGTACGGCATCGACAGTTGCAATCCTCACTGGCAATACCGAACATATGCGGCTGCAAAGCCTTCAAACCGCCAACTTCAAAATATTCATCGATTGCTCGGATTTGACCATCTAATTTCCGATGATTATTACGTGTATCGCCGTCTAGTGTTGATACCCACTTTTTCTCAGCTTTTATTCCAAGATCTTTGGCATGCTGTTGTGACTGCTGACGAGTGACACTTGTGACACGCCCTGATTCCGTTCGAGCTATATTCATGGCTCTTCGATAAAGCCCTTCTGTAATTAGCACCACCGATTTCAGCAATTTGGGCAGCCATTTTTTGAGTTGACCACCCTTTGCCAAAGCCCCTTGTAAGCACTCTGTTAAGGTTTTTCTTCATCTTAGTAGAATTACCCTTTAATCGAGTTGAAAGCTTCCTGCCTGCAACTGGTGTATTGATTATTGTAGCTATTTGTTTTTCTGTCAGCATAGCAAAGGAAAGAGGTATTTTCTCGCTCATCTCAAACTCGTAAAAGAGTTCGTTATATGCAGTGCCTGCATCATGAGTCAAAAAATCAAATATGCTTGTTTGTTGATCACCTTCAAGCTGATTCGCTTTCGCATACAGTTGACTACGAATAGACTCAAGGCGCTCCTTTTGAAGCTTTTTACTGAATTTATCGTCTTTTTCAATTTGTTCGGCTAAGGTAATAATTTCTTGAGTAATTTCATTTGCTAACTCTTTATACAATGCTTGCAGCTCTTGATTGATATTTGATTCGGACTTATTGAGTAGAGATTCTATTTCCTTCTGGTACTTCGACATCAGGAATCACATCCTCTTCATAGTCTTGTTCATCCATCAGCTTCTTGATCTCTTCATAATCAAGATCAAAGACTTCGCAAATGTATTTGAGTACTGTTTCATCATCCAAGCGGACTGCAGCATTCAAAATATTATCAATTTCGATTTGTTTGCGCTCTGCCTTGATCTTCTCACGTTCCTCGACTTCCGTCTCATCAATCATAGTGTCACGAGTGATTATGATTTCGAGGTCAGATGTATCATAAGCAGTATTGTTACGCTGGTTGATATCCGCAACGACCAGTTCAAGCATTTGTTTGATGATCTTACGCAAGCGGATTTCTGCTTTATTACACTTCAAATCTAACAAGGTGTATCTGGACTGGATAACCACGTTGGTAACATTGCCATCACCCACCTGTGAGGAATCAAATCCCATACCGAATTTGTAAATGCCCTCTTTATCAACCGTCAATTTAGCTTTTCGAGCCTCTACCGGTATGTTGACAGTATGGACATCAAGGCCGCCGTTATCTCCAACACCCACGGCTCCGCGCGATCGTAGGTTATTGATCAATTGTTCATAACCGTCACCATTAAAGCCTTTGACAGCAAAAAATGGCTGATCAAAGTCCTGTAGGTTATTGGACAATGCGCAGGCCATTAAATCGTAGTCATCAATCAATGGTTTAATTGGATCTAAATCAGTAGTTTGGTATTTATTATTGTCATACCTCAGAAAGGGAATAAAATCAGCAACACCAAGCGCATTCCCAATCGATCGCCCATATGCTTCTTTGGTCTCAGGGTTCAATCTTGTGTCATGGTACAAAGGATTGACCTCTAACTTAGGATCAAGCTTGAAACTTTGCAGATAGCCGCCTTCGCTAATGAAGTACCAGACTTTCTCACTATCCCATAACTCCGAACGAGTGACACGAACCGTCTTGCCATCTTGGTAGATGTCGGTATCGTAATAGCGAATAATAGCAATCAAGTTGTAATCTGCATCATAAATTTCGATTACTTTTAGGCTATCAGCCACTTGGAAAGACAAGCGATCCTCACCTAGCTTTGTATAAACGAACTCATAGCCCTTTTGACTTCCCCCTTCGACTAATTCTTGCAGCATCAGCTGGAAGTCTTCATCAATGTACTGATCAAGTAATTCTTGCAGTCCTTTTTGTTCCGTCTTGATTTCAACAGGATTTGACAACAAGTACTGGACCTTTTGATCAATAAGCTCTGTCAAATACCCATGTGGTATTTTGATATTGCTTCTTGACGTCTCTTCATGTACTTTCCCTTCATTGTCCATATAGAACAATCGGAAGTGCAAAATATCATGTTTATATTGGTAATAATCGACACCCTTACGCATTTTTTGCTTATAGCTTGCTGTGCGATCTGAATTCACTGCTTGTTGCACTGCAGATGCTAACGTCTTTGGTTCCTGAGATAAAAAATATTTTGGATCCAATGAAGAATCACTCCTTTCATTTGGTATAATTCATTTATAGAAAGTGAGGTGGAATTTATGAATAATTATTTAGTAACATTTGAAATTGGCTCAGATGTAAATAGTTCGATGGCAGTAAAAATTCGTTCTAAATTAGAAAAAATGTCTACGGATAACAAATGGATACACATCTTTCCAAATCAACTAGCAATTCAAACTGAATTATCTATTGATGAAGTTTATAATGGTTTGCAGCCCGAGAATGATAAAGTCAGAATTATGATCGCTAAATTTGACGATTATATTTTGAATAATCATCCTGCAAAGAACCTATTTGATAGTTTTTAATTCTAAAATAGCCAGCCGCTATTACCTTTTATCCTCATAATCAATGAAGCTGCGCTGTCTGGACTATCATCATGTTCTGCATTCTCAGTATAATCAAGAATCTCATTGATATAGTCTGGATCAGTGCCTTCTAGCCATTCAATTTGTCCCCAATACTGACGTAAGTAGGAAACGATTTTCATGAACTTATTCATTGATTCATGATAATCGCTGACGATCAGGCCATATGATTTGAAATTCTTAGCTGAATAGCCTTTATCAGCGTTGTTTTCTACGTATAAAGTTCCCGTTCTGTATTTTTTGTGGTCTGCCACAATTTCTGCCATACAGTCGTCTACGTGCTTATCCCACCGTCTACCATATCCCACAATTTTGTTATCATAAAACTTGAATATCGTGAATGCTGTGCCGTCAGCTCCACCATATGCTGGATCGACTTGGGCCACACCGTTGAATATGCTTTCGATGTCAGTAGTAAATTTGGGTGATCTAAACATTGCGTCCTCATCAGCAATATGTTTCAACTCGTAATTTGCAGCAAAGAGAGAAGATGTCATTGAATCTCTTAAATGTTGCAGCTGATCTTTAGTGATTAGCCCAGTTTCATGACAATTAAAACGTTTCACATTTGGCATTAATCCAATAGCATCTTCTTTATGCCAAGGTGTTCCCGTGTTGATGAAACGACCGCCTCGGTTTTTGACGTTTTGTAATTCCTGGTACTGAAGCTTTGTCTTTTCACGCTCCGCTTTTGATATGCGATCAGTGATATTTACAATATCATCCGTGATCACTTTTCCTGAGTGCTTTCCAGTAATCGATGTCTTAATTCCCAATCCAACTAACTGAGAGACACCTTTTGCATCGGTGTGAAGATTTGTATCGATTTCACTTCCTGTGTCTTTAGTTAGTGTCAAATGGATCCCATAAATACTTTTAGCTAACAATTGCATCATTGGGGTCTGTAAAATTTTACTAACCTGCTTGATAATTTCTATTACATCCGTATCTGTTTTTCGTAAGAAAGTGATATTGTCATTCGGTTCAATTACAATCAGCAAAGCTATCGCTACAGCAAGCGTCGTCGTTTTGTAGGAACCTCGATGTGCCAAAAGTGTTTGATCATCTTCAGCAAATAAAAAAGACTTGAGCCAATCATTGTGAATATCGGTCAAGTCTGTAAATCCAGCTTCAATGCCAAATATTATTGGTTCATTATTTAGCATATCGACGATCTCATCGAAGGTTAATAGTTCATCAGCCATCTGGACCACGTCTTTGCTTTAAACGATCACGCAGCTTTTCGGCAGTTCCAGAAATATCCACGCCACCTGAATGTTCGACTTCGTGTTTGTCTCGCCATGTTTCAGGTTTACGATTTTTAAGCCAAAAAGCAGCTGCTCCCGTATCTGGTGCAACTTGTTTGGTAACTCTCTTTGTTACAACAAGCCTAGTATCAGTTTTTTCTTTTTTATCTGGAAGAAGCATTGCAAAATTGACATATTCGGTGATTTTGCGCGCTCTTTGTTGGTCATAATATTTTTGTTTTTGATACCAAGCCATCCATTGATGATCTTTCTTACTGGAATTACATGACTTGCAAGCAGGCACCACATTGGTGAAAGTTAGTTTTCCACCATTTTTTAAAGGATCTAAGTGGTCTTTCGTTAATTCCCCATCTTTTCCACAATATACACATCGATGATCAAAGAAGGCTAGGGAAATTTCCCATTGGTGTTCAGTTAAGTCTTGAATATTTTCATGCCGCTTTTTTTGTCCTTTATCAGCTATTAATTCATAAGTATCTTCTGTATACTCAAATCCAACAGCTCTTTTAAACAAAGCATTTTCGACTTGCCGATCCGCCACATCTTTACTCTTTTTTAAGGATGCCGAAAGTGCCGGAAATTTTTTTACCCATTCTCTGAAAGTCGAGTATGCTACACCAATATTCTCAGCAATTTGCTTATCGGCAAGACCGTCTCTGGCCCAGCCTTCAATCCGCAATAAACCCTCTTCTGTTATCCATTCTGAATACTTTGCCACGGTCTCACCTCACAATTTATGTTTGTTTTGTAATTCTATGTATAAAAAAAGACCTCAGTTGAGGTCAATTAATCGTATTTACTACTGTATATATCCCTGTCAACAAAGATATCAAATTAACGATATTGCCCGCAATTTCCCCAGAACCATTAATAGTATCTAAGGCTTTTTTAAATAAACTATCTGCCTCATCTTTGTTATTCGCCTTTGCAACATCATATATAGCTCGCATGACATAACTTAACTCTTCTGTATTTAACTGTGTCTCTCTATTTATTTCTACAAGTTTCTTTAAATAAGCTGTGTTTTCAGCAATTTCTAAGAGTATCTCTTTACTCTCAATAGCTGTCTTATTCGCTTCATCTTGCAGTTGTTCTCTTCTACGTTTTGATTCTGCCACTTGTTCTAAAGATTCCCTCAACAGATCATTTTGTTCGTTAAAATTAAAATCCATACAATCACTCCCTTACTTACATAATAGCAAGAAAAGAATAACTTACCAACAAAAAAACGGCCCACAAACGGACCGCTTTTCAACCTTGTTTATATTCTAGTAGGAAGTATCAAAGATCATGTGAGTAATCTAACCGACAACTCCCAATCAGGAATGTAGGATTTGAACCTACGACCTCTACTGCCCAAGAGTAGCGCTCTACCAAACTGAGCCAATTCCTGTCTTAAGACGGCTAGCGAATGAAGATAAGGAGTGTGTTCAACTCCATTCATTTTAAATTTTTGGGTGCCGTCTTAATTAAATACAGGGCGCTAAAAGGAGAATCACGAAAGTAGGTCTGCCAACTGATCATAAAGGAGTGCGCCCTGTTATTTACAAGTTTCTATACTACTATTTTATCACTGGATTTGTTGCATGTGTGTGCATGTTTTGTGCATCGGGTTACCAATCGTTAATCATGTCGATACCAAATAGCACTACTGATAAATCTTCAAGCGCTTCTTTGCAGTTGCGACTAATAGTAGAACGATCAACATGTAATTGCTCTGCCAATTTGTCATCGTTCAACAATGGACGCTCAATGAACTTTTTGTTAATAATGCGCCACTTGCGCTTGTCTTCTGGCTTACCTGTTGAAAGACAAATTTCTTTATAAGCTTCTAAGCATATATCAACATGTTTCATTAACTTCACAGATTTCGCTTTATTCTGCATCAACAAATCTAGGTTTAACCACTTATGTTCCCAAAATGTGCCTTGTACTTCTTCTACATGCTCCTCAACGGCTTCACTATGGGCTTTCAACTTGTGGTAGTTGTTCATCAGCAACCTTGCATTGTGAAAAGCTCTTTTCTTGAACTGCTTTTTCTCATATTCCCTGTCTTTTTGAATTCCTTTACGAATTTTTAGCGCTAATTCATCCAATTGCTTATCTGATAATTCATGCACATTAATTTCCAATCACTTACCCTCCAAATATTTCTTAAAGTTTGTTACTATCCCTCTTACTTGTTCGATAGCATCGTGGGTTCCTTTAGCATAATAAAATCGATAACTTTCTGGCTCTTGTTCATCCAGTAAATGCTCAGCGTAACTTTCAATCTCTTCTAAAGATTCAATCGCCACTTCGAAGCCCTTTGATATACCCCTTTTATAGATATATACCTCAAATCGATAAAGAATGTATCCGAGAACTATCACTAATATTAAGGTGATCATAAATTCCATATCTTACCCTCCACTCTCAATCGCATCTCTAACTACTGGATCACGATAGAGCATTTTGTATTTTAGTTGCTCATGCTGCAGTTGCTGTTCTAGCTTCACGATCTGCTTTTGCTGGTCCATTATTGTATAGGATAGCCAACTTAGACCAGCGATCATCAGTAGCATTATTATGATGATAGAATAATCAACTTTCATTGGCTTGCTCCAGTAGGCTTGGGTTCTCATAGATATTGCCGATGACTTCCATTTTGCTGATAAAAGTTACTAAGCTAATAGCACCAAGTTTAAACATTCCGTTTTCAAAACGAACAACTCCGTAACCATCTTTTATTGGATTAACCATTTTGCAAGGTTGGACATTGCTTGTTAAAACATCCCCTTCGAAAATCTCCACGCTGTTCTTGTCTTTTAAACCAGTGGATTGCATGAGGATTTGTTCGTGATCAAAGGATGTAATGCAGGAATTTTCTTTATAGCCAATTAGCCAAAAATCGTCTCCATCATCTTTTGTTAGTATTAAATCCTTCCATGATCTCATGACTTTACTATCTTTATCCCACGCTCTAAATTTTTCCATCTTATCCCTCCTGTTCAATCAAACGAATGGCGCGCCCGCAAGCAAACTCATTGTTGAATCTGTAAATATTTTTCCTTACAGAATCCAAATTTTCTTCTTTGACTTCTTGATTCATTTTGTATGAAAAATTTGCCCAATCATTAAAGGAATCAAGCCAACCTTGTTCCTCATGATCAGTGGTAATGATGTGTTTCATTCTTATCCCTCCTGTTTGCTATCGCTGACGATTGCGGAATTATCGGTCACTCTTCCTAATTTCATATTTAATTTCATTTGCATGGATCCACATGGATGTCAGCAACCCGAAGAAAATCGAAAAATCGGCGTTTCCTCCAAATAAGTATCTGTTAACTCCATATACAATACATCCCCCAACAAAGGCTGCCATCACTCTTCCTCCTTACGGTTTTGAGAAACTTCGATACAAAGAATAGGTGAAGGCCCTTCTGGACTGTCATAGCTTAATGCGGCTTCAAGATAAGTTACATCGTATTCAGCAATATGCGGATATTTCTGTAATACTTCTTTAACTGCCAGTGTAGCTGTGTACGTTTCGCCTAGAACCTCAATATCAACCCAATCCTCTTTACTTAACACGCTTAATAATTGGTGTAGTTTCATTTTTCTTCCTCCTGTTCTAAAGCCTTTTTAATATACTCTTGCACCAATTCAAGCTTTTGCTTTTTGTTTAAACTTTGGTAAGCTGCTTCCAAACAACTTAGTGGCAAATCAGGAAAATACTCGCTTGGCATGCCGTTCAAAAACAAATCAGATATTGACTCCAACGGATCATCAGTTTCACATTCATTGTCTTGCATCCAGGTGATTAAGCTCTGCTGTTTCTCGTTGAGTTGCGGTTGATCTGGCAAAAGATTTATTAGCCTTAGCAATTCATTCGGATCAAACGCATTACGTACAACGCTATTAACAACATAGTTT